TGCAGCTGTTTGCATACGTTGAATCTCCATCTGAGATCTTGCTTGTTCATATTGAACTTTAGATCCAGAAATAGCTTCTTGTTTTTGAACTTCTGCTAAACCTATTTTTTCAGCTGCATCAGCTTGAGCTTCAGATTGAGCTCTGGCTTGAGCCATAGCATTCTCTTGATCTTGTTTACCTTTAGTTTTACGTTTTACTTTTAATAATTGATTAGCTAATTTAAGATTTTTTATTTGTCTTAAATCTATAGCGTCTTCTAAATCAATACCACCTTGCTGTAGAGCCATTTGAATATTTTGCTCTAATTGAGCTTGCTGCTCCTCGTCTGGTTCTAATTCTAAATATATACCAAAGTCATGAAGATTAAGATTTTGAACTTCAATCAAAGTGTTTACATTGTAATTAGAAATATTATTAACTAAAGACTCAGCTGTTAATGGAAATTCTAATGCGTCTGCTATTTTTAAAGCAATATTTTCTGCTATCCTTAATGTTATATATAAACCAGCTTGTTTGATGTGTCTAGTAGCTACATTAGATGCGTTAGCTGCCATTTTTTGTAAACCAACTAACGTTTGTTTATCTGGTGTACTACCATCTCTCGCTTCATTTAATCCTGTCACATCTCTTATCATTTGTAAATAATATTGATATGTAGAGATTAAACTTTGTATTTTACCTTGACCAGAGCTAGCGGTTAATTCTTGAATAGGAACTTTTCCAGGATTCATATCACCATCTTGAGTAAGAGATCTACCAACAATACTACCAGTTTGGAAATACATGTTTAATGCTTCTGCTGGATTATAATTAGTTCCATTACCTAGATCAACTTCAGCCAAACCATCCATATCTAAATAAACACCATCTGGTACCATTTTAGCTAATACTTGTTGTAGTTTTAAGTGAGTTAATTGTATCATATCAGCAAAACCAACACACTTACTTACAAGTGATTCTATTCTACCTTTATATATACGCGGTGCGCATATTGCGTAATTCATTTCTACTTTTGTAGTATCTGACGTAGGTCTAGACATGTTTTCAGCAAGTTCCCATTTCAACATAGTATCAGTTCCTAATACTTTAGCACCACTATATAAAACTTCTATACTTCTACTTACTTTTTCGAACCCATCATTTTTTGGAGGATTAAAAGTATCGTCTTTTTCTAAGGCTTTTTCTAAACCTTGATCTGTTTGTTTTATTTTAAACACTTGGTTATGATATGTTTTATAATCAAAATACATTATTTGAACAGTATTTTCATCATAACCTCCCCAACCTGTAATATAATTTTTATTTCCAGGCATTTTTTGTATTCTTTCTAATTCTTCATTAGATATATCAGGAAATTCTTTTTTAAGTTCAGGTATTGTGATCGCCTTTATTTCTCCAACATAATATATATCTTCGAAATTTGGATCTTCTGTATATGAATAAACCATATAAGCTGGATCTACATAGTCAACTGTTATACCTTCAGCTGTATTAAAGTTTGTTTTACAAGCTGCAATTCCACAAACAGTTAAATCCATGTTTAACCTACGTTTTGTTAAGTCATATTTGTTGTGGTCCATAACAGAAGATATAGCTTCTTCTTCAGCTATTTCTACACTTTGCTTATATGACAACTGCATATGAAGTTCAAGTTCTTCTGGAGTTTCTGGTAATACCTCAGGGTTTTTACTTTGATATAAATCAATTCCTAATGATTGTTTTAATGAATCAAGATATTCTCTAGCTAACATATCTTCCTGTATTTTAGCAGCGTATTCAGTTCTTTTCTTTATAGACTCTGGATCTTGAGCGTAAGCTTTAATATCATATGTTTTAGCAGATATACCATTAACAACAATATCTACAAATTTAGATAATATAGGAACTGGTTTCCAGTCTAAATTAAGATAAGACAAATCACCATTAATAGATAATTCATCTTTGTATTTTTGTATACTTTGTTCTCCACGAGCATAAAGTCTTAATTGATGAAATTGATTCCAATTAGTTAAATACCTATTTCCATTAGTTCTTCCTGTCTTAAACCATTCATATTCTATGGCCATAGCAACTTGACTTCCATATTCAATACTTGCTTTTTCAGCATCACTCACTACTTGACTAGGGAAAGCACTATTGGTATTAGTATATATATTCATTAATTTATAATTTTTGATAAAGTTCCTTTATTGTTGTATTTTTTTATACCTAGATCAACAGCTTTTAATTCTCTCTTGTTAACAGGCGAATACCTGTGTTTGTTACAAGCCATTAAAGCTAAACCTGAACTAATTGAAGCATCATGCGTTGTTCTATTATTTATATTAAATCTAGACCAATCCTCTAATGTTCTCTGAAAATACATGTCTCCATAACCTGCTTCTTTTAGTCCTACAAAATGTTCTATGTAAGTTTCGATTGCAGACGCGTGAGCTTGTTTAATGTCTTCACTTGAATTAGGTATACCACCTATTTCTCTTTCTGTAACAGATAATTTATTTCTTTTTTTATCTGGTCTGTTCATAGCAAAACCTCTATAACCTCTACGTTTAAAATAATAAAGTAATCTTGGTTTGTTGTTTTCTGCTAATATTGGCATTCCATAAAATACGCAAGCCATAAGTACATCTTCAAAAAATATTTCAGCAGTTTGTGGACGAGCTATATATTCTAAGAAAAAATGATTAGGTGGAACTTCTTCCATGCTAAATTTTGTTAAACCGTGTAGAGATCCATTAGATCCTCTTTTATCTACTGTTCCTGATATATCGTATGGGTCACATCCAAAAGCACCACAATGCTCGTTACCAGGATAATTAATTCCATTCTTTAAATACCTTCTATTTTGAAGTCCAACGGGTGGAACCCACGTTACTAAAAACCTTCCTTGATTATTTGGAACAAATATAACCTTTGTGTCTTTATGACCGTTTTCCCATTGAAAACTACCTTTTGTAACACCTAATGTATTTTTTAAATCTTCATTAAAATCTATCTGTTGATATATTTTTGTAAGATTAAATAAAGATGATTTAGATTCATCTCTAAAAGCATGCTTAGTAGTTCTTGGGAATTGTCTATAGAATTCATTTAAACCATCTTGATCTTCTTTTAATCCTTCTACCTCATTCTCCCAATATTCAATAACTCCGAGTTTAATTGGTACTCCATGAGGTCCATGCACTTTTCCTTGTGGGGTGTCGAATACAGGCATCCCGTAAGAATCAATGTATCCTTCGTAATTCCATTCCATAGGAATGAACAAAGAATATAGTCCTGAGCGAGTCTGTCCATTGCTGTTTCTTTTCGTAACATCTGAATCATCATATAGTTTTTTAAAATTTCTACCTCCTTTATCTAATGCGTTAGATGTTGATCCCATCATACATTTACCAATAATCCTACTACCAAGTCTTAGAGTGGTTTTTGTAACCCTCCAGTTATTTAAAATATTATTTGGTCTTTCCCATTTACCAGATTCATCATGTACTAATAGTTTTAGTTTTTCACCATCATAACTATTGTCTCCTGTATTTTTCCAGTCAATTGTTGTATCAAGTCCTTGTAGTTCTAAATCTTCGCTTCCTGCTTCTATACTTTTCCTAGTGAATTTAGAAGCTGGTACTCTATATGCTAATTCTGTTTTAGGTCGATCCATACCATCTTGGATGGGCTTAAAAAAGAATGGATAATTAACTGATATAGGAACTACTTTATCTGTAAACATCTTTTTAGCATCTGGTCCAGTTTTAGATAATATTCCATATCTTGAATCACTTGATATTGTAGCTAAGTTTACAACTTCTCCTGAAGCCATAAAAGAAAATCCAGAACGTCTATTTTTAAGATAACACATCCCATATGCTCTTATATCAGCTTTACAAGCTTCCCAAAATAAAAAGAATAATCTATTTGCTTCTCTATAATCTGGTGCTCCAACATCAATCTTAGACCACTGAAGATACATGTAATGAGTTCCGGTAATATAAGTAGCTTTTCCCTTATTGTAAAACCAAAAACCTTCTTCACGTCTTTTAAATTCTTCATCAATATATTCAAACCACTTTTCTTTAAAGTCTTGAGGATATTGTTTCCAATCAAAAACTGTTTTAATCTTGTTTAAAGCTTTAGGATACTCAGTTTTATTCCATTTATCATTTTCAAACTTATGAACTTTTTCTTTTTTAGGTAAAGCTATTTTTAAATTTTGTATTTCATATACTTCACCTATTTCACCTGTTTTAGATATAACTACCATATCATGATCTTCATTATATCCATATTCCCATTTCTTAAATTTATTTTGTTTTTTAAGAGTTTTAGGTTTAATATAATCAGGTAATACTTTATATAAAGTTTGCTCGTACATTACTTAGATCTCCCTTCTGCAAAACCTTTAAAAGTACTTTCTTTCTTAACTTCTTTAGGTTTATTTTCTAACATATCTTGCTCTTCTTGTATTCTATTCAAAATCTCAAAAGCATCAAATATTGCTAACTTTTTAGTAGCTGCAGCATTCTTTAATCTATCTGCGGAAATATCTGGTCCAAAATCTATAATAGGTTCTTTAGCAACTTTAATTAATTCTTTAACTGCTACTCGCCCAGCTTGGATTATATTCTTTTTCGTTTCCTTTACGCTCATACTTTATAACAATATCATTTGATTTCATACAATATAAACGCTTACCTTCTACTAAAAACTCCCATTCTCCATTAGGAGTATAACCTACTAGGTCTCCTGGGTTAATATTAAGTGCGTTTAATGAGTTATTACCATATTTTAATATGCCAATTAACTTTCTTTCTTTATCTAGTGTTAGATCATCAGTATCTTTAATAGGCATTATAAAACATCTATCACCAAAACTATGCCAACCTTTTTTATTTTTATATAAATATATCTGATCAATAGCGCAAAAATATAAATCATCTTTAAAGTAAGATCTACTTTTCTTTTTTTCACCTCTCATATCATAAAAGGTTCTAAAAACATTTTGATGAATTACTACAATATCTCCTACTTTTATTTTAGTGTTAAAAGCTAAAGGAGTTTGTTTTACTATTGCTAATCTATTTACAAACTTCCAGTTTTCAATTTTAGTATTAACAACAATATCTTTGTTTCCAATCTTTACCGTGTTACTATATTTATCACCTAAAGGTTGTATAATAAAATCATATAAACTTTTCATTAGTATTCTAAATCATACTCAACAGATATTGCCATGTTAGAATTAAATTTCTTCCAAGGCAATACCTCGTTGTTTTTCTTTATATAAATATTATAAGAATTATCAGATTCATCATATATGATATAAGCTATATCATGTCCACCATAGACCTGTTGTCCAATCGCGTAATGCATGGCGTCATTTTTATAATCAGATCCAATACTGATTTTTCTAATATTACTTGTCACCTTCTTTTTCCTCTTCTATTTTAGAATAAGTACCATCAGATAGATTAATATTTACCTTTCCGTATTGTTCTTCTAATTCTTGTTTAGTTTCTTCAACAGCTTTAGATATATCATTTATTTTTTGATGTATATTATGTTTTTGAACATCTAATACACCTAATGATCTTAATAACTCACTAAGTTCAGTTTGTTGTTTGTTTACTTTTTCTAATTGCTCGTCAGTAATTTTTTTAATTTCTTCACTCATAATTTTAATTTAATTTAATTTGTTATTATTCTTATTTATATAGTCACCTATATATCAGTTATTTACATAGCTGACTCTCTACCCGCTACTAACAATGTAGCGCTAGTATTTGTACTTAATACATAATCAACGTAAATAGGTACAATATCTCCTGCATCTAATCCAGAAAATTCAACTCCATCTCCTACAACAGGTAATAAACTTTTTACCTCATCTACTGTTAAAGTAGCGTTACCACCACCACCAGAAATTGTTATTGTATCTCCTACTTTGTATCCACTACCAGCACTATTACCTATAGCAACTGATGTTACTGCTCCAGCACCTACAGTTGTATTTACTGTTAAACCTGAACCACTTCCGCTTGTTGTTGTTGCTACATTATTTGCTCCAGTATAACCAGTACCTCCAGCAGAAACTGTTAAAGCTACTACTGTATTTTGTACACCTACTGTTCCCGCAGGGATAACATTAACATCTCCTGCACCTCCAACATAAATTAAAGAACCTGCTAAGTAAGTACCTAGAGTTCCAGTTTGATTCATAAATTCCCATGCTGGAAGAGTATTTATTGTATCGCTTTTTGTTATAGCTATTGCTTTGCTAAAATATCCCATTTTAATTTTTATTTTTGTTTAAATATATTACTTGCTTTTTCTGTTGTGCGTCCGCCGAAATAGGCTAAGACGACTGACATCATTATCTTCTCGAAAGTATCATTCCATAATTCATTTATATGAAATGGTAACGTTTCTATACTATCTAAAATTCCAGCCATTGAAAATATAACAATACACCATACTAATACTAGTGGACGTACATTTTTACTTAACCATGAATCAGACATAGAATCCGCTTTCCATCTAGATGTGATAGCTTCAATTTCTTTTGTTTGTTGTTCGTATATTATCTGTTGTAATTTTACTTTATCCTCTGCAGGAGCATCGGCTTTAGTAATGGCTTCAATTGCCTCTTTTGGTGAAGTTACGCCTTGTAATACATTTCCTAAAGTAGGATTTATTACAGAAGCTGCTCCAAACAATAATTGTCCAACGGTTGTGTCTTTGAATTTCTTTTTACTCATACTATTTTTTTATACGCTATATGCTTCGTCTTCCCACGGTAAAGCAGAATCACCTTCATTCATTTCGTTTCTTGGATATATCTTTCCTTTCCAATACACATTTTCATCATCATAATTTAAATCACCTCTTTTCATTTGATCAATGTGAACTTCTTCATGAGCTATTACCTTTTCTTCTTGCTCATTAGCTATATCTTTATTTATGATAATAGTCCCATTATTATTAGCCTTACCCATTACGCCATCTTCCATAGGTACATGATATACCGGAGTTTTTTTAGTATAAGGAGGGTTATTTAATTTAAAAGCCATAATTATTTTCTTGAAGGAAACATTTTGTTTAAAGCATCCCTACGACCTGAACAGCCGCAGGGAATGTTTAAACCTTTTGATACATTATCAACTAACTTTTTGATACCTGAAGCTTTTGTAAACTTCTCTATGTTGTCACCTAAGCCTCTAGATTTCATTATTTAGTTATAAGTATTAAATTTGATCATTAGTAGATACCGCATAAGTTGACCAATACATTTGTAGTGGTGTAGCCGCTTGATCTTTTCCTAATTGAGCTGTAGAAACTATTCCACCTGGATTAGCTGTCATTGCTTTGTAAATTGCTCTAGCTGGGTCATATGAACCATTAGTAATTGTAGGAACACCCGCAGCACCAGTTGTGTTAGTTCTTACTCTTGCTGTGATAATTCTTCCAGAAATACCTGCAGTACCAGTATCCTCACCGAAAGCTCCTGCTGGAGCAGTAAGAACGATAGTTACATCACCTGTAACAGCATTGTAAGATATATCACCGATATGATCTACATTTACTAGTCTTGGTCCTGATAATAACAAATTAGCTGCATCTGAGCTATTTTGTACGTTAAATTTAATAAACTTTGCCATTTTGCTTTGTTTTTGTTGTTGTTATTGTTATTGTTTGACTCGAGTTTTAAACAGTTCTCGTACTGTTACATTCTTGATTTAGTAGCATGTTTAGACATAAAAGATTTATCTCTTCCTCCACTAGCATCTTTTGCTACTGGATTGTCATGCATTAAATCATACTTTTCTTGTTTTGGGGATTCGTAACCCTTGTTTTGATTTTTTAATGGTGAATTCATTGTTTAGTTATTTTAGTATTATTATTTTCCGTATTCTTCTAAAGAAGCTTTAGCCGCACCTTCAGCTGCTGCTCCACCTGAAGCATCATGCATTTGCATGTGTCTTTTATAACCCCTATCGGTTTTATTTGCTAACTCGTCATGAGACAACCCTTCTACTTTGTTTTTAGCTGGGGATTGCATGTTTGGTCCTCCGTGAACCCTTATACCATGCGTTGTTTGTTTATGAGCTTTCCAATATTTAGCTCCCATATCATGATCGTTAAAACCACCACTACCGTGTGCTGGAGAACCGTGATGTTCTTTATCATACTTCATATCACCTGCTAATTTAGAAATATGCTTTTCATCAGCAGTTTGCTTTTCATCTTTATCTTTCACATGAAATTTTTGATCATCTTTAATATCTCTTTTAAGATAATCTATATGTGCAGCGTCATCTCTTTCTGAAGCTTTATAATTAGCTTTAGTAACTTTTGTGTGAGCGTGATCTTTTGACCATTTTGCGTTACCAGTATATTCGCCCCAGTGTCCTTTATGTCCCATTGTTTATTTTATTAATTCGTTGTATTGTGCTTGTGTTATTGTTCCTGCAGTTAATGCAGCTTTTAATTTATTTAACTGCTCATTACTTTTACTAGTATTTGCAGCGTCTAAATGTTGCTCAGCTCTATCTTGTAATTCTTGAGTTTTTTCATTTATAAAACTTGTATCTGTGCCCATTATATTACCTTCGTCATCAGTTTCGTGATCAAATCTTTTCTTTCTTCTATTAACTCTACCTTGTAATCTTTTAGCTTTATTCTCATCGCTCTCGTTCATGTAAGAATTTAAAGCTCCTTGAACAGCAGCAACTGCTCCTTGAATCATACCTACATGAGAAACATATGGTTCACCAGCTGGACTAGCATAACTACCTTCTAGTGGAGAGTTTTTTTTTAAAGGACTGCGCATTTCAGCAGCAGATCCTTGAGCAGCATCTTCGTCTGCTCTAACTTGCTCGTCTCCTTCTTCTGTCCTAGATTGGTTGTGAGATGCTTTTGCTTCCGCTAATTGAGATTCTAATTTTGAAATAGCTTCATAATCAATACCACCGCCGCTTTCAGAGCTTAATCCTTTTCTTTCAGCTTTTTCAGGGTTGTTTCTTAACATATCTATTTTTCTTTGGATCTTTCTATGATTCCCAAGAGGTGACTTAGCCGAAAAGGCTTTTTGAAATGGTGAACTCATTTTATTTTGTTTTTTTGTTTTTGTTTTGCATTTTATCAAATTCATCTGGATCTATATACCCATGCTTATCAGTATATTTATCGTAAGCTTCATCATACTTGTCAGTTATATCTAAAGCATATTTATCATTTACAGAAGATGTAGCATGTATTAATTTGTCGTCCTCAGATTTATTATTTAATGGACTTTTACCTATAAATTTCTTTTGAAAAGGTGAACTCATGATTGTTTCTTTTTTTCTTTTTTAGCTTTTCTAATTTGTTTATCAGTATGAGGAATGTCATCATCACCTGAAGGTCTAAGTTTCATTTTAAAGTTAGTATCTTTACTACAATAAAATTCATTTTTTTCTCTATTGTATTCTGCTAAATTTTCTTCTTTAGTTTTATGGGTTCTATTCATATAACCAGCTTTAAACTCTTTCCTAGCTTTAGCACAGCTGTTTTGTTGAAATGGTGAATTACTTTTCATATTAATTATTTGTGTTTTCTAAATCTTCTGTTGCTTGAGCTTGCTTATCTGTTTGCCAAGCATCATTAATATTAGGATTTACTTTTCTTCCTTGATAATATTGTGTTGGAAGTGGTTTACCTGAACCAGCATTTGCTTTTACCTCTTCATCACTATATTTAGACCAAGGTGTTCCAGGTGTAAACGTAGGATTCTCTCCTGGATTCTCTTCTAATATACTAGGGGTTTTTATACCACCATTATCTTTTAAAGGACTTTTAGCGCTAAATGTTTTTTGAAACGGTGAACTCATAGTTTATTTTTTTGAACATCCAAAGTTATTAGCATAATTAGCCATTTTAACAACCTCTTCGCTATAATTATCTTTACTTGACATTACTGCTGAAGCTGCAGAACACGCGTCTTTAAAACCGTTCTTTTTAGCCCAAGCTGTAAACTTACCTTTGTTTTCTTCTTTTATTTCTGGAAATCCTTCTTTTAAAAAAGGACTGCTATATTGTGTATACATATTATTTTCCTTTAGCTATTTGACTTATTGGACCAGCTTTATACATTGTAGGTGCTTTTAAAACTTCCATTCCTGTTATACCAGAACTTGAACCCATACCGTGAGCTCTACCTTCTTGATTTAAAGGTCCGTCCCAAACATGAGACTCACCTACTATACCAACTTTAGTTCCTGGCTTTAATCTTTCCATTGAAGGATCGTATTTTTTGTGATGTGACATAATTATTTATTTTTATTTATTTTCTTACCATTTTTTTCAACATAACTAACGCAGAAGTAGAATCATCTAGTATTTCATCTTGCTCACCCATCATTCCTTCTTGTACTTGAGTAGGATCAATCATTGTTTGACTTACATCTTCTGTTGAATCTATTCCAGGACCAGACATAGTAAGAGTACCACCCGGCGCTCCTGGCATACCCGGTTGTGCTACTTGATTAGGATTAGTTGGGGTAGCTCCAGTTTGACCTAATTTTTGAGCAATGCCAGTTACTTTTTTATCAATTTGATCAACTTTTGTGCTGATTCCCTTGATACCAAGTTTTTTACCTATTCTATTTCTCATAAATTTACTAAATAATCCCATCTTATCTTGTTTTGTCTTTGTTTACATTGTATATAGCTTTTGTAAGTACTTTATCTGTGTAGCTATTACCTTTTATTAATTTATTTCTCCTTGCACTAGTTGGTATATCATCTTCTCCTAACATAATTCTATACATTCTCATGATAAGTTGTTTACATTTAAAAGAAACTTTATAGATATTATATTTTTGAGTTGTTCTGTTTCTATGTCTCCATACAACTATCCAACCATTTTGAATTAATCTATTCCATCTTCTATTATCCCAACTATAAGAATAAACACCTTGTTCAAAATCATGTTTACTAAAAAGATCCATGCAATCTAAATAGATTAAAACCTCTAAATCAGCATCGGTTAAATCATTGTTTTTGCAAGCCCATTTTCTAATTATTCTATAATGTTTAAGAATATTTAAATCTTTAAGATCGCTAGCATTTATTTTCATAATACCACAACTACATCCTGAGCTTTTATAACATGATAGGTTTGTTTTTCTATTTCTATCTTATGACCAGCGTGTTTATCAAAAAATATTTTTGAACCTTCATTTACTCCTTTAATTTCTTCACCCACAGATACAACAACAGCTTCTACGTATCTAATATCATCTCTATGAGTTTCTGCAAGAAGTAAACCACCTTTTGTTTTGGTGGTTCCTTCTTTTGTTTTTTGTATGATTAAATTTCTACCTACTGCCTTCATCGATTCTTAAATTATTAATTACACAATCTGTTGACAATATAGTTGTTGCTACACTTGCTGCATTTTTTAATGCGCTTTTTGTAACCAACAATGGATCTATAATTCCAGCTTCAATCATATCTACCATATTTCCTGTAACTACATTAATTCCGTCTCCATTTTTAGCAGGTATAGTAATTGCTTCAATACCCGCGTTTTGTAAAATTGTTTTATAAGGTGATATTATAGCTTTACCTAAAACTCTTTCACCTTCATTTTCTTCTTCCATTTTTAAAGCAGCATTTAATAATGCAACTCCTCCTCCTGGAACAATTCCTTCTTTTATAGCAGCTTTAGTAGCACATATAGCATCTTCTACTCTATCTTGTTTTTCTTTTAATTCTATATCAGAATTAGCGCCTACTTTTACTACAGCTATTTTAGCGGCTAACATAGCTAATCTCTTCTCTAATTTTATAACCTCGTGAGAAGGGTTATCTTGTTTTAATTTTTCTTTTATACTATTTATTACTTCTTCTACTTCTTTTGAAGTCTCTTTTACTTGAATAATAGTTTCAGAGTGTGATGTAACAGTTTTTAAGCACGAACCTAAGTATTCTACTTGTATTAAATCCATGTCATCACCTAGATCTTCGTTTATAATAGTAGCGCCTGTTAATAAAGATAAATCATCTAATGTTTGTTTCTTATTAATACCGTATGTTGGAGCATCAATAACATTTATCTTTATATTACCCTTCATTTTATTCATGGCTAGAGCTGATAAAACACCTTGTTCTAAATCGCCTATAATAAGCAAAGGTTTGTTGTTTTTTATTACGTACTCTAGCACTGATTGAATTTGTCTTATTGTTTCAATAGGTGATTCAACCAATAATACTAATGGGTTTTCTAATTCAGCAGTTTTATTCTGCTTGTTGGTTATAAAATGAGAATTTGTTAATCCTTTATCATATTGAACTCCTTCAACAACTTCAACTTCTGTTTTACCTGAAGCTGAAACTTCCATCATAACAACACCTGTGTTATCTACGGATCTAAAAGCATTAGCAATAATTTCTCCTAATTTTTTATCATTATTTGTTGATATAGTAGCTATTTGATCTATCATGTTTCCTTTAACTGGAACGCTAATAGATTCTAAATATTTAACTACTTTTTCAACAGCGCTGTTAATTCCATTTTTAAGTTGTCTGGAATTATTTTTATCAGCAACTTTATAAGCTTCTTGCAAAATAGCATAAGCTAATAATGTAGCGGTGGTAGTTCCATCACCCGCTTCTTTAACTGTTTTACGAGCTGCTTCTTTTAATAAAGTAGCGCCCATGTTTTCTACTGGATCTCTAAGTATAATTGAATCAGCTACAGTAACACCATCTTTAGTTATAATAGGTTTACCTGTTGAATCCTCTAACATTACACACTTACCGCTAGCTCCTAAAGTGGAGCTAACAGCTTGTGTAAGTTTAGTTATACCTTTAAATACATTTTCCCTAGCTTCGTCACCGAAGTTAAGGTTTTTTACGATTGCATTAGACATAATTTAATTTAATTTAAATGTTTATTTAAAAGTTTTCACGACTTTAGGACCTTTTAAGAATTCTATTTTTTTAGCATAATGCTCTACTGATCCATCAATAGCGCTCTCTGCTCCTTCAATAGTTTCACGTCTCGTAACGTCGTTCCAAGTATCTTCATTTGGATCTTGGTATTCAGTTTGATAAAAACCGTTAGGTAGTTGGGTTATTCTCCAGTTTTTCTTTTCTGAGAGATGTTTCCAAAGGTTAAGGGTTTCTTCTGAAATTTGTGGTCGACTAGTCCACGATTGAGTCTGGTAATAAAATGTCATTGGTTTTGGTTTTAAGTTAGACATTGGTTTATTGCTCTTCCCGAGCCGGGTGTATTACTATTATCACTGGTTTTAAGCGCAATTTACTATTTAGATGCGTTTGTCTTTTGACCAAGTAATTCTTTTAGGTTTTTTTGTCCTTTTGTTTTAATTTTTTTAAGTAACCATTCTTCTAAAGACAAGTCTTCTAATTTGTCTTTTTCAGTTAAATTTTTACTTCCTTTTATAAAAGCCATTTTGTTAAATTCATCGTGTGCTATATATTTATAATCTACACGTGTTATTTTACCTTCTTCTTTTATTATATCTTTTATTTGTAATTCGTACTTGTTTGCCATATTATTTAATTTTATTGTTAAACTCCTATAATTGTACCTATATCTGCACTTGCGACTGTTGTTACAGAACCTATATTACTACTATCAACTCCTATAATATCATTTGAATATCCTGAAGCTGTAGCTGTAAAGTTAATTCTTGGTACATAGCTAAAATTTTGTCTTGCATAGTAATTTCCTGTTGATATAGGAGCTGTATTACTATAATCCGAATACCACACAATACAAAGTTTCAAATAACCTGTACTAAATGCAGATATTGCGCTTGAATTTAAACTTATTTGACTTACACTATTTGTGTCAGGCCAGTATGTCATAGAACCTCCAGCGTACAAAGTGCTGAAATCTAGACTATCCCAATCACCAGCTACTAAATCTGAATTAGCATTTCCTTGTGCTGTTGATTTTATAATAGCATATGGAAAATTACTACTAGTAAGATTTGAAGGATCAATTTCTAATTCTAAATTAGTAATATTATAACCTGTTTGATAACTTGTTACATCAAATGCAAAATAAGCACGATAAAGACCCCATTCACTTCCTTTACCTCCAGTTAAATAAGTTACGTTTGCGGTTATACCAGTACTACTAGTAGGCTGATTTGAAATAGTACTAGTAGCTGTAGTAGCGTTTCTTACTGCGCTCCACGAGCTTGTTGAATCTGAACGTAAAGTTCCATATTTTCCAGCGTTTATTGTAGGCATTACGAACTAATTTTCACCCATGTATTATCTGGGCAGAAGTATATATGATTAGAATCTATTGCATATCCTAACACTCTTACATAATCGTTAGCGCCACTTGGAGCTGTATTTGTCATTGCTGAAGTGGTTGTTGATAAATAAATAGGTTCACCAACTGTTAATCCATGAGATGCTTTATGATAAATACCATTTAATAACATACCATCAACATCAGCATCAGTTCCTACAGATAGCGCTAGCATGTTCTCAGTTGACGATGAATCTGCATCTGCTCCGTACCAGTATAAATTACCCATTGAATTACCTGCATAATAAATATTTCCTGCTACTAACGCAGACATGTGTGATCCAATTTTTATTATAGTACCTGAACTTTGTGTGGAAGAAACTGAAGTATCTAATACTATATTAGAATCACCGTTTAATACTATATTTCCCGACGCCGTTGTATTCCCTGTTACCGCTAATCCACCTTCTGCTTTTAATTCTCCATCTATAGTGGTATCTCCACCTGCTTCTACAGACATTGCTCCACCAACTGTAAAATCTCCTACCCCGCTAATATTATTATCATTCATTGCGATATTAGAGGTCATGTTTAGACCCGCCATATCTGAAGATGCTGTAGTTGTAAGTCCACCAGTAATATTAACGCCGGTGCTATCAGTTTGTATTTTATTACTACCTTGATACCTTAAATAAGCACGACTTGAGCTTGCGCTTATTTGTAAGTTACCTCCAACTCTTATCTCAACATTGTCATTAGTGTTAAAACCAATTTTTGTGTCAGCGTCACCTACATGATAAATATAATTAGGTATATATAATTCATTATTAAATGTAGC